CCCGGCAGCCGAGCTGGAACGCGACGAGGCCGCCAAGGCGCGCCTGCGCGCGCTGCCGCCGCGGGAGCGCCGAGTGGTGCAGCAGGTGCTGGCGGGCCGGCAGGTTGCCGAGGTGGGCGCTCGGCTCGGCGTTTCGGAGAGCCGCGCTTCGCAGCTGGTGGCCAGCGCGGTGACGCGACTGGAGACGGCGGGCGAGCGCACGCCGGCCGGCTTCGACCCGGCGGCCGTGCCCATCAGCATGGGCGTCAAGATCCCGAAGGTGGTCAGCACGACCCAGTTCGCGCCAGGCGTGCGCAAGCCGCGGCGCAACCGCTGGCGAGAGATGGTGCAGCTGATGCCGGCCACGGGCTCGGTGATCCTGGCGCCGACGCTGGCCAACAACCTGATCAGCGAGCTCAAGCGGGCGGGCCTGCGCTACGCGCGCCGCACCCTGGCAGACGGCCGCGTGATGGTCGTGCGCGAGCCGTCGAAGGAGCAGTTCGAGTGACCAGGCGCACCCGACTTGTCTTGCCACTTCATACCCAGGAGGGGTATGTTCAGCGCTCCGGGTTATCCCTTACGAGTTTCGTGCTGCGGCAGCTCGGAAGTGTGAAGCGCGGCCGGAGTCGCTTCACACTTCGCGGCTTGGTGCCTGTGGACTCGATGTTGCCCAGTTGGCCGGATTCCGACGCTGGATCAACGACTTGCGCGCGCTTCTCACTTCCGGCAGCCGTTGCGGCGAGCTTCGCACTTCACTTCGCACTTCGACGGGTTGCGCCGACGAGGCTCAACGCCCCCTCAGATACCCCCTCCCACCTATGTGGAAGTCGCCTTGAAGCCTCCCGGATGCCGCCGGCCGAAGTGCGAAGTTTCCGTCGCCGTCCGGACAAACCATGCGACGGTCGAAGTGCGAAGTGCAGTGCATCGGGAACGGTTGTTCAAGCCGGGATGGGCCCAGCACCTATCCCGCTTCGAACACCCGCCATCATCGGCCGCAACTGCTCCAGGATCTCGGCCTTCTCGACTTCCAGGGCGCCAAGTCGAGCCAAGAGCTCGACGGCGCGTGCTGGCAGTCCCTTTGCCTCGGTATGGCGCCGGTTGGCGTTCCGCACGGCCAGGCGAAGCACGGCAACATCCTCATGCTTCGCAGCGTCGACGGCCTTGAGCCCATTGGCGTACCTATGGAGCGAGGACTTCCCAATTGGGTGCGCGACCTCAGTCAGCCAGCGTTCGAGCGCTTCGAAGCCACCGTAGGCCGACTGTCTGAGCCGCTTGTCGAGCTCCTCTCGCACGTTGGGCGGTAGCTGCAAGACCTTCGCGGGCATCCCCATGAGTCGCTCCTGTGGTTGACGTTCGCATCATCCCACATCCATCCCGCTTGCGCATCCGCCTCAAGCCCGCCCTGTCCCGGGCTGCCCCGCGGCCAAACCATCTGACGCATCACACCTCGCGG